TCGCGATAACTCGGCGGCCAGCGCCTGGAATTCTTCTTCGGTGGCCACCGGGATCGGCACAAAGCGAATCCCGATGTGCCCCAGATGGTTGGCTATTTCGAGGCTTTTCCTCAAATCAACTGGTGAGGCTCTGTTCATTTTGCACGCTCCGCCATTAATTCTGCCTTCTGCTCATCTGTGAGCATGTCGTCTGAAACGATCGCCACACGGTTGCTAGCGCTCCACGATACTGGAGCACTTTCCTTCAGAGCCTTATTTAGCGCCTCGGCAGCATCGCGCACAGCTTGCGGCAAACAGTAATAGTCATCGCCATCAAGCATGATCTCTTCGCAGTGCTGCTCCAAGTCGAACTCAGGCGGGTAGTTAGGCTCGCAGATCATTAACTGCAACTCGCTCGGCAGCAGGGAGTGCTCATAGCAATAGTCAGCCAGCGATTCAGCGTCGAAAAAGTACTGGTCACTGTCAAAGATAACGAGCGGCTCTCCCGCCCATACCGCGCGCTCAAAGGTGGCGAACTTAGCCTGTCGGCTTTCGCGGTGGCATTCTTCGCAATAGCCATGAGTGCTATGAATAGGGTGTTCGTCAGGTTTGTTTTTACACTTGCGATGAGTAGCGCCGCACCAGCGCGCCTGGTGCTCGTCACCGCCCCAGAAACGACCTTGGCGGTCCACCCAGCCAGTTACAGTCTGGATGCTGGCCGCTTCATCGCTGTCCATCATCACGGTTTTTTCAGTTTTCATATTCATTGTTCAGCTCCAAACCGCCCGTTAAGGCGGCCAGTTTTGACGACGAACTCCAGGAGGCTAACTCCCAGAGCTTCAATTTTCTTGTGATGCTTGTTGATGATGGGAGGTACCGTATCGTTCCAGTTAGGCTTTGGCTTTTTGCGCATGGCCTGCAGGATTTCCTCGGTGCAGCGGCGGCAGGCGGCGCGGATGGCGTTTTCATTTGCTGGCGTCATGCGGCCTCCCGTTTGTTTTTGAGATGAGGGGCATTCGAAAGAAAAACTGCTTTCGCAAAGCCCAGAGGAGTTGCGCTTCGAATGTTGGCACGCTCGTCACTGGGAGGGCATTCGTGAATGCGGTTGTCCGGATACCAGTCAGTCACCAACCGGGCTGATCACCGGAACGATGTCAGCGCAGGATGCTATGCGCTCACTCGGTAACACGATGCTGAACAGCGTGGTCAATGCGCTAGTCCAGGTTGGAGTTGAGGCCCTCAAAAACTTCATTATAGGGCAGACATTGGGCGCAGCGGCTACTGCTGCTGGAGCATCTCAGGCTGCAATCTTGGCTACAGCTTGGGCTCCTGCCGCCGCCATGGCGAGCCTCGCTTCATTTGGGGCCAACTCAGTTCCTGCCATGACAGGAATTGCTTCAACGGTAGGCCTGGCACAGGGCCTTGCTTTAACCGGTATGCGTTACAATGGCGGCCCGGTGAATGCAGGAGGTCTTTATCAGGTCGGTGAGCGAGGGAAGCCTGAGATTTACCAGGCCAGTACCGGCAAGCAGTACATGATACCTGGGGACAACGGCAAGGTGATCAGCAATAAGGACATGACTGCCGGAGGTGATGGAATTCAGGTTAGCGTCATATTCAATGATATGTCATCAGGACAGCATATGTATGACGCCAGAGCCACGCAAGCTGGAAATACTCTGACTGTCGAGGCGTTCGTTGCCGATATGAACAATGGGGGCATTATGAGTCAGGCAATCACAGGAAATACTACTGCCAAACGCACGCCAAGGGGTCAGGGCTGATGCCAATTATCGACTATCCCGACTGGCTGCCGCTGGCGCAGACCTGGACGGGGACGGTTATTGCGAACCACCTCTACAACGCCGACGATGAGTTCGACGACATCATTGTTGAACTGCCGCCGCCGTGGGATTCGTGGCTGGATATCGTTGTTACGGGTTATCCGGACGGGCGCGATCCGGAATCACTGCCGAGAGTGCCGTAATGCCAACATTCAGAGCTTATAAGCAGCAGCGCCCGACGCGCGGACTGTACGACACCATCACGTTCTACCATCCATCCTTCGGCTATGTCCGCCTGGTCGATAAGCAGTTCTTCCCGAAGACGCTTGGCGGCCAGACGTACACACCCGCCCGTTTTGAAATCGAAGAGAGCCAGCAGAGCGGTACGCCGGTGATCGACGCTACGGTGAAGTTAGGGCGTCTGTCGTCTGACATCAAAGCGCTGATGAAACAGTGGAAGGGTGCGGCCAGGCTGACTGCCATCACGGCCACGCGGCAGATCTTCGACAGCGGCGATGTGTCGGTGCCGATTAAGTCGTGGCAGCTCTACGTCAAGACGGTGGATATTGATGCCGACGCCGCATCGGTCACTCTGTCTGTTACCAACCCGCTAAACAACAACATCGGAAGGCTCTATGACCCAACGGAATACACTGGCCTTCAGTACCTCTGATTTTATCAGCAGGATGATCGGCGTGCCGTGGGCTAACCGGGCCTGCTCGTTCGATAAGGTGGATTGCTGGGGCTTGTGCGTGCTGTATTACCGGCACGTTCTCGGCATTGAGCTGCACCAGACACCGGGTTACGAAGCCGGGGAAGATTTCTTCACCTGCTATCAGGGAGACGTCGTTTTCTGGCGCAAGGTCGATAAACCGGTCGAGGGCGGGATATTCGTCGGGTACCGCGGCACGCAACCGGCACACGTTGGCCTGGTACTGAACCGGCAGGCGCTGCACTCGCGTGGAGAGAACGGAAGCGTGCGCATGGACTCGTTGCTGGTCATTCAGCGGGCATTCACCAAAGTGGAGTTTTTCGAATATGGCGCTGGTTGAGATATCGAATTTTCCAGGAACGCCTAAGCTGCGTTGTAGGGTGCCAAACGGCACCCTTTTTTATGACTGGCTGGCGGCCAATGACGCTACTTTCCACCGTGACCTGCTGATTGTCCGCAATGGCGTAAAGCTGGGTGACGATGATGAGCTGGCGTTTGAGCTGAGCGAGCTGGACCACATCCAGATATTCGACCAGCCAAAGGGCATTGTCGACGACATCCTGAGCCCGATCTTTAAAGTGGTGGGCCAGGTGTTTTCGTTCCTGGCGCCGAAGCCGGCAATCGCGAACAACGGTGGTAATACCGTCGACTCGCCCAACAATAGCCTGACCGGTCAGACAAATATCGCGCGAGTTTACAAGGCCAAGCCGGACATCTACGGTCAGATCCGTTCGTACCCTGACCTGATTCAGGAATCGGTATTTGAATACGTGCACCAGACGTCTACGGATGGCGGCCTGAAGTTCGTCACAGAGTGGATGTGCGTCGGTATTGGAAAATATGACCGAGAATCTATTCGCTACTCAGAATCTAGCCTGGGGAGCATGGCCGGCGCTGAATACCAGTTCTTCGAGCCAGGTGAAGTAATCCCGCAGATCGTCGAAGGTTACGGGTTCGATGACGTCGACGGGCAGGAGGTCCCCGGGCAGAACGAAGCCAGCGATTTCCCTATAGAAACAGCAACGGCAAACACGGTTGTCAGCGGAACGTATTCCGGCGGCCAGATAGCGATGAAAATCGTGAAACAAGCCGAGTTCGACTATTTCATGGGGCTGGTTCTGCCGCACGCTGTAACCTTCACCATCAACGTGACGTATAGCACGGCCTCCGGCAACGTGACTACCGATGCGACATTCTCCGGAACGCTGATCTCCGCCGTTGAAACAAACGACGGCGCGGTTGTTAACCCGGTGCGCTGGTACACGTTTACTATGAACCAGCTGGAGGGGCCGCTGGACATTCCGGCTAACGCCACGATCAACACCACGAAATTCATCCTCAACGATAACGAGGCGCTGGTAGTGGGGCCGTTCTTTTCCCCGGTCGAGTCAACGCAGCTGTGGCTGCATACCCAGTCCAGCCTCGGCGGGAAGAAAGAGACGAACTGGAAGGTTGTCATCTGGAAAATCGACGACGACTACAACCAGGTGCCGGGAACGCAGCAGACGTTTACGTACCGGCAGACGACGCCGCACCAGTCGACGAGTGAGGTGTTTTATCGCACTGACAAGATCACTCCGACCGGCGGCTTCGGGAAATACGCGGTCAGTTTCCAGCGCACGGATAACTCCGGCGACGCGTCACTGCTGAAGGTCGAAGAGATCCACAGCATCAACATCAGGACGAATGTCGTTCACCCGACCGATACACTGGTGCGCGTAAAAGTCCGGGCGACTGAGAACGCTCTTGGCAGCCGTGAGCGCAAATACAACGCGCTGGTGACGCGCCACACCATCACATACGACCTCGACACGCAAACGGTGGATTACACGCTGCGGCCGTCGCGCTCGTTCGCTGATGCGGTGGCGCATACCTGGTTGATTATGGGCGAGCAGCCGGTAAGCAGTATTGACCTGTACGGTCTGTACTCTATTGCTGAGAGCCTGCCTGACGAGCGTCTGGGTTACTTCGATTACACGTTTGATGATGAGAATGACTCGCTGGGCGACCGAGTCCAGGCGATCTGTAATGCGGCATCTGTTGTGGCGTACTGGGACGACGGCGTGCTGACGTTTACCCGTGATCAGAAAGTTGACTATCCGGCGGCGGTATTCAACCGGGCGAACATGAAGACTGACGAGTACAAAATGACGTACGAGGCCACTCTTCCGGGCGGTTATGACGGCGTGCAGGTGTCCTACGTTCACCCGACCACGAACAACAAGACGTACATCAACTACCGCGTGCTGAACGGCGCTATCGTTGAACAGGAAGCGGAGAACACGAACAAGCTGGAGATCGTCGGCTTCCGTAATGAGTATCAGGCCCGGGAGCGAGCTCTGCGCGAAACCAAGCGCCTGATCTACTCGCGCGTGAAGATGAACGCCAAGGTGTTTGAGGACGGCATTATCCAGGTCGGTAGCGTCATTCAGATGCCCGACATCTACGACAGCAACCAGCAACAGGGTTACATCACTGGCCGCGCCGGGAATAACTTTGATACCAGCGAGCCGATCACGTTTACCGGCTCGATGTATGTGCTGGTTACCGACAGCCTGGGTAACCCGACTCTGCGCTATCCGACCACCGCCCGCAGCGACACGAAGTACGGCTTCACCGCGGCAATACCCGACATTCAGCTCAATATATGGAACGGAGACACTGTGCAGCTCCCGTCGCGCTACCTCATTGCGACAGTGGAGGAACTGGACAGTCAACTATGGACGGTCAACAGCATCAAACCGAACACAGACAACACGGTATCTCTGACCGTCGCGGAGTACAGCGACGCCATCTACCAATAAGAACCGCCCCCGACCAACCGAACCCGGCCACCGTGCCGGGTTTTTTTATGGAACTAATATGACTACTCAACCTACCAATTTGCCTGTCCCAAGCGAATCACCGCGCGATCTGAAGTTTAACGCCGGGAAAATTGATGAGTTCGTTACATCACCTGCTCATACATACACTGACAGGTTTGGTAATCAGCACTGGACAATTGCTGGCATCAATTACACAGCATCAACGGCTATTTCAAGCCTCGGGTATATCACTCTTGATAGCTTCGAAGATGGGAATAATCTTACGCTTCCTAATCAGGTGCTACGCTATGAGGCTACCGGCGAATATTATCGTTGGGATGGCGAGTTACCAAAGAGCGTAGCACCTGGCTCTACGCCGGAAACATCAGGAGGAATCGGACCTGGTGCATGGCTTAGCGTAGGCGATGCATCACTAAGAACTGATCTTGCCAGCGGTGAAAAGGCAAGTCTGGTCGGCTACGGCTCATCTACAGTAAAAGATGCTCTTGATTCGGTTGTAAATAAACGTGTCCTTTACTTCTCCCGATTCGGTACGCTGCAATCTTTGCAGTCTTACATCACATCTAATAACCTAAAAAACGTTGAAATTATTTTTGACCAGGTTGTGAACTTTGGCCCAGGTAGCGGTGGCTTAGGTACGATCGTAACCCTGAGCAATATGGACTGGCTTGAAATCCGCGGACTGGTTATCAGGGACACCCTGCTTTACTCCGGTGCATTTGACCTGACGCGCGTGTTCGACCTGACGAATATCACCAATCTGGTGTTTGAAGTGGATGCATCTTCCACCCTTGAGTATGTGGGTGATGATAAGCGCGGACTGACCCCACTGCGCCTGAATGGATGCGATAACTTCACATTTATTGGTAAGACATCTAAATGTTATGAAGGGTATGAGTGCGTTAATGTAAAAAACCTTTATGCTCGCAGTGTGAATAATGATACACGATATCCTCATATGTTGGGCACAGTTGGAACCGTAGATATACACACGGTCAATAATGGTTGTCGCCGTGACTTCTTTTTGACGAATAATTGCGGTGGCGGCGATATTACAGTTGATGCTGTGGACACCCAGCAGGGCACGCCGATCAAGATGTATTTCTATAATGGAAATATGGACAATCAGATATCTAATTTGGTTGTCAATTATAAATACAGAAGTACAGGGCGTTATGATTCAATCCTTCCAGCAAGAACACCCCCCATTTGGCTAGAGTGGGGATGGGATAGCACCACAACAGAGCCATTGATAAACGGGATAATGCGCAACATCGAGATTAATTATGATGTAGTTGGTGGGACTTGGGGGGCTGTAATTGGTACCAGAAAACTCATCGACGAAACTGTAGGTGATACAAATTCTCGTGGTTACGTATTCTCTAACATCACAGTAAAGGGGAGAATTGAACTTGGCGGTGGCGGAACTGGTAATAATGCAGTTTTCTTCAATTTTCGAGATGCTGACAACTGGAAGGCAGGAGATACTGTCAATGGGTTTGCATGCAAAGATCTGGTAGTAGTGAAACGCAATGGTGGTAACGTTGTCCTAAATGTCAGTCAGTTAATGTCTGCTGTTACAAACTACGGCGGTGTCACGTTCGATAATGTGTCTGCACCAGCAGGTGTTACTGATACAACCGATTACAGCAAAGTTAAATTTAGAGATTGCGTTTTTTCAGATTTCGCCAGCATGGGAGCAACTCCTGACGTCAGTAAAAGCGCCAGTGGTTCTTTTATGCTTATAAAAGCCGCAGAAGATTCAAGAAACTTTAAAATTGGCACAATTAGCACATACCGAAATGTCAGCCTCTGGACGATTGATATCGTGGCAAACTCACCATGGTCAGGCGTCACAAACGCATGGCATGGAAGAATCCAAGGAACACTATCGGCAGGCAGCACTCCAGCAGCACTTACAATGGAGGGGGCCGTCCAAAGCACCTATACGAAAGGAACAGCAGCTACGCCGACTGTATCAGCCGATATTAATGGTAACGTGTTCCTTAACTTTGCAGGATGGGATTCACTCGAAGCTAATATAGCAGTTCGCGTTAGCATGCAGTACGATGAATTTAGTGGAGGTGTTAAC